TTTTCTTATTTTTATTTGCTTCAAATTTTTCAATGGTATCATTTTGCAATTCTCGCATAAATTTGATAAAAGTATTAGCATATTCCCCATTATCACCTTTTTGAGTAGCAAAAAAATCTACCATACTACGAATACTCATTTGTTTAATATACTTATGCTTTTCCTCTTTAGAAATTCTTCGATAAAAAGCATACGTCATAATTTGAGTAAAATATGAAAAAGGATTTTTATATTTTCTAGGATTAAAATTTTCTAAACAAAGGACCGCATTTTCTAATGCATCTCCAATCATTTCTTCTCTATATGGCGTAGTACTAAAAAATCCCTTACGTGTGAGATGTTGTGCTATAAGCACTAAACATTCTCCAATATAATTATATTCAGGAGTTTGAGGTCTTTCAAATTTAGGTAATTTACTCTTAGGTATTCCTTTTTTTAAAAGGACCTTACATTTCTGTTTATATTTTTTCCGTAAAGGTTTTACCTTAGGGAGATATTCTTGGAAAGCTTTTAAGAAAGTTTTATTGTCTACTGGCCAAACAACCTTTGGCCAAACCTTGATGGGTTTTTTCAAATTAAGTAACCTATTCCTGAAGATTTTTTTCTATTTCATTAACGTTCTTTCATTATAGCAAATTTTACTATAATTGTCAAGCCTTTGGTCTATATTTCTTTTAATACCAACAAGATCCAAATTATTTTCAAAAAACACTTGACTTCCACAAAAAAACTTGCTATAATATACATGTCGTTTAAAAAGAGGGGCCATGGTATTAGTGGCCATTAATAGACATGATGATATTATGTGGAGAAGAGGACCATTAAGGCCAAAAGAGTGGATATTATGACAACATTATTTATAATGATATTGGCTATCTTAGCATTATTAGCTATAGGAAAATTTATCATAATGGTAGCAATTTTAGCATTTAGATTGGTATATATTATTGTAGCAGCATTCTTAACTTTTATTATTGGATCCGCAATTATCATAACTATTTGGATTGCAATCCATGGGTGGGTCTTTTCAATCTAACTTTATATAACTTATAATCAAATTTTTCATTATTATAGATATTCATCCTAATTACAAAATGTTTCATGGTATGGTTTTTATGACTTTTATATTGGAGAATATCAGAAATATCATAAAAATTTAATATATCTTTGGAAGATGCTTTTCTTAAACCTCTTCCAATAGATTGAAGTAAACGAATACAACTTTTAATAGGTGAAGCAATAATCAAATTATGTAAATTCCTAATATTCACACCTAAAGAAAATGTACCATAAGAAGCTACGATAATAGCATCTCTTTCTTTTTCAGTAATTTGTCTAAATTTTTCTCTAATTTCCGCATCTACTTTACCAGAAATAAAAAATACTTTTCTTCCATCAATAACATTATTTTTAATAGATTCATAAAGAATTTTCCCATGACGATCAACTAAATTAAAAAGGACAAGAGTATTTCCTTTTAATGATATTGCAAGATTTCGGATAAATTTATTCCGCGCCTCATTTTCAACCAAAAATGTAATTTCTTGTTGATATTTGGCACCTTTCATTTTTTCACAAATTTCTTCTGGATAGTAAAGCATTAAACAATTAACTAATATATTGGATAGAATTTCTCTCTCTATTAAAAGTTTAGTTGTAGTAACTTTATATACTCGTCCAAACAAACCTTCTAAAACTAATTTATGTGTTTTAGTTCCATCTAATGTTCCAGTTGTACCAAAACGATATTTCGCATTCATGGATTTGTTCATAATTTTTATAAGAGAAGCAGCTTTAAATAAATGAGCTTCATCACCAATTATCACTTCAAATTGTTCAAAATATTCTTCAGGTAATTTATAAATGGATTCCCAAGTTGATATAACAATTTGTTTTTTGGTTCCTTTTTCTTTTCCTTGATAAATCATATGAGTTTCATCTCTAACATCCCATTTATCAGCATAAGAATATTCCCCAAAATCTGTAAACATTTGAGAAACCAAATTTACAGTAGGTACTATAATAAGAATTTTTCCTTTTATAAATTGTTGATAATATCGAATTAAAAGATAAATGATTAAAGATTTACCTGATGCTGTAGGGCATAATAAAATAGATCTTGAAGATTGGACAGAATGACGAAAAGCATCTAATTGAAAATCGTGTGGTTCAATAGGAATAAAAATATCTTTTTCATTTTTATCTTCTCGTTTTACATGGATATTTAAAGATTTTGCAAATGCTAAAGCTTCTTTAACAGAAAATTCTTCTTCTACATCTAAATCTTGTCCATTTTCATATTCTATTACATATTCATGTAACCTAGCATATTCTTTAATATGTTGTAAAAGACCAAGATAAATTTCTCCTGTATGCTTATTATAGAGTCGTATTTGTCCGTCCCAAAGTTTCATTTTATATTTCTTCATAAACTTGTAACCAGGAACAAAGAAACAAAAGAAATCGGATAAAGAATTTACTATACTATCTGAAGCTAAAACTTCTAGGAAAATTTCGTCTTTCTTTCGGATATAGAGTGTATTATCATTTAATGTCATTTAAGAAACCACTTGTCATTGTGGCCGCGAATGTGATTCGGAGATGGTGAATGCATGAAGCGTTTCTGAATCCATATTACAAAATTTTTGTGCATTTTCTTCCGTAAGTTTCATTTTAAAAACTCCGTCCAAACTGAATATTCAATTATGCGACCTACCTTTTTCGCGGCCTCTTGCATAGGTTTATTTTGTGAATATATACCACCAGAAATTCTTGGAAGACCTTGTTTAATTATTATTTTTTTCAATTTAGCATACATCTTTTCATATAAATATTGGTGTCGGTGCGATTTTTCGACAAAAGTCATTCGAATCCAAGCATATTTTTCATCTGGGTGGCACGTAAATGTTATTAAAGCTACTGGTTTATTTTTATATTCCATCCAAATGACTTCATGATCTCCAATTGTATCTTCATTTAAAATTATTAAAGGATCTACATATTTAATTTTAATTAATTCATTCCATCCTTCCATCATTAGAGGAAGACAGGGAGAATTGGAAAGTTTTTTATTATATTTTAATGAATAACTCATTTTTCATTTCCTAAATACTTTAAATAATCTGTAACATTTTTCATAAGCCAAGTTCTTTGACCAATTTGATCCATTGTGCGTTTTAAAAGGTCAATTAATTCTTCTTTAGATTCTATTTGGGTTCTTAATTTTTGAAGATCTTCATCCGCTGCAAGATATAATTTAACATCGGTATCAGCAATTCTTTTTAATAAAGGTTTTTTGATATAGACTTCATCTGGAGCTTTTTTCCTAAAATATTCCCATCGTTCTAAATATAATTTATCCCAATCTCTTTCAAGTTTTTTTAATGCTAAACGTTCTAACATAAGCATTTTATTATATTTATGATGTATTTTAGGAGTACGGACCGCCTCATAATTTAATTCGTCATGTTCAATTCGGAGATCTTGTAAAATTTCCGCTTGTAATTCAGATAAAGTCATTTTATGTTGTAGAATCGTCTGTTGTATCAGGTTGAGTTGGAGTTACACTTTCAAAATCATAATAACTATAAGCAAATCTTACAGTAGCTTCAATAGCTATAGGTTCATTTACATCATTTGTTAAATGAAATCCACTTAAATAAATTGGAAAAGCATCACGAAAATAAAAAACAATATTAGGAACTGATTGGTTAGTTAAAAGTATCAATTGAGCATCTGAAGTTAAACCACCTTCTTCATGTGGTTGTAATTGTTCTAATTTAACAGTTTCATAATCAGCACTGGTTTTTACCATATACATCAATAACATCCAATTTGCTAATTCGCTCCAATTATTCATATCTGCATCAACAATAAATGTTACTTCTAATTCTTCAAATTCAATATTTAATCCACTTCTTGGAATAGGATTTACACTTGTTACTTGTTTCCAATTACTTCCATTCATTGATGGAATATTACAACTATTACTAGATAAAGATAATTCTGGTAATTTAGTTAAGAAAAAAATAAATTTATTGGGATATAATGGATTGACATTTTTTGGTTGTCGATTTAATGCACCATATAATTGAGATTGATCTGTTTTAGTTATCATAACACTATTATTTATTATATCATATTTTAAAGGATTTGTCAAGACAAAAAAATGGGGAATTAAGGATTTTAAGGTCCCTAATTCCCCGGAATTTTAAAACCAGTGGCAATTGATTATAGAAGATTGACCACTTTAATCATACGGTAATATGCACTTGAATTACCCTGGAGGGTAGCATTCGCGTCTGACCAGAATGGATTTGGCGCCAAAGCATACCGAGTCTTAAAGGCAATCTTCGGTTGGAAGGTATGAGGATCTTGTGCTCTAAACAATTGTAGAGGTACATATGGACAATAGAAAAGACCTGCATCATAAGCATTTGCACCCTTATAACCTACTAATACGAATTCTTCATTTGTTCCACTATTACCAAAATAAGGATCGATATATACACGATAACGTCCATTTAATACACCAGTGAAAGTATTTCCAGTATCATCTACTGTTAAATCACTTTGTAATGCAGGTGTATAATCTAATTTTCCAGCCATTACTAACGCACTAGCAACGTCTGAAGAACAGATTATAACATTACCTCTTCCACGACGCGTCGCCTTGGCAATAGCATTAGCTTCACGTTCAACTTGGAAGATAAGACCCTTAAATTTTTCAACTGACCAACGACCATTGGCATCAATGTCAAGATCGAATGTTCCAGGAACAGTTGTTTGTGCTGCACCAGTTACAGATACATAGTAAATTGTTCTAATAACTTCACGGTTAATTTCAGTTAAGATTTCAGCCGAAAGGATATTAGCCAATTCTGTTTCAGCATCTAAACCATGGATAGCTTTTAAGTCTTGTGCAACTTCAACTGAATATTCAGCTTTTAATGCACGGGTTTTAGCTTCCACAGTAATTTTATCAATACTGAAAGCCATCTGATTAAAATCAGATCCAACTCCATCACCTAAAGCTTCAGCTTGTGGTGTGGTCATAGGACGACCGATTGTATAACCAGATACACTTGATACTGGTGGGAATCCAGTTGATACAGGATCTGTTCCAGATTGAGATGAAGCACCAGGAAAACTATTCGATCCAGTTTGTCCTAACCAATCTTGTCCAGAAGGTCCATTAGGATCTTGACCAGAAAATTGTGTTTGGGCTTCATTGAATAATGCTTCTGTTCCTTGTTTGCTAGTATAACGTGACTTCATGGCAAAAATTAAACCGGTAGGTCCAACCATAGGTTGCACACCACAAACATCGTATGCAATCAAGTTAGGCATAGCACGTCTTACCAATGAAATCAAAATAGGATCGAAATTAGCAATTCCGGCTCCTGTACTTAATGTAGGTGCGGATTCTTTTAAAGTTTGGCTTTGTTTTTCAAAATCTTCACTTTGATTTTCCATTAATGTAGCAATTACACGCCGTTTGTGGCGATTAACAAGTTTGCCATAACTTGGATCATCAAGAATCGTTTCCC